AGCATCAAACCCGGAACCGCCCCGTGGAGAGGGTAGGGAGAGGTTCAGTCAAGTCAAACTCTAACAGGAAGACAGAAAGAACCCATCTTTCTGAATCTCCAGGATTGTCTAACAGTAGCGTAAAGACAACAACTTACGGAGTATCATGTATCAACGATTACTATAGACGTTACCATCAAATGGATAGGGATGGGGGGGTCTACCATACCCCTATGGGATACAATGACCTTTGATGGGTTGGAGATGTGATGTATTGATTCCATATATTTCCCATACTTTTTGATCTAAGGGATTTTGATAGATGTTTCACGTGGAACATATACATGGGATATATAAGACTCTTATAGATGAATGTACATTACATATATATGATATATATTCATCCATTCATTAAGACAGACTTATAATATATATTATATATAAGAATCTTATATACATGTTTCTTAGATTTAAGAGAAGAGATGAGATGGATGGAGTAGGTTTTAAGAGAACATATTGATTTATATGTTCTCTTGAGGTCTATAAATTATTGAATTATGAGTTATGATGAGTAAGGTGGGAGGGGTCAGCTGGATTGATGTCGGACAGCCTTCCCCTCCCGGGGGCGAATGGGAACTGAGATTGATGACAATATAGGACTGGGCGAGGGGTTTGTCAAGCCGGACGGGCATGATCTTCGGACCTCACCCTCGAGAGCGGGGCCGGCTTTGCAGCACCGCTACCCTGTAGCGGGGTGGTTGTGGGCTTGTTGAATGGAGGTACAACAACATGAAGAAATTTCTTAAGTGGGTTCCTTGGATCACGGTGGTGCTGGCGTGGGCCGTGTTCGCGGCGATCATGATCATCGGGGTCCGGGGGAAGGTGTGGTCGGACTGGGCCATCGGGCTGCCGATGGTCTTCGGGATCGTCTGCGGGATCACCTGGTCCATCAGGCAGTTCAACAGGGACTGACATGTCTCTGCCAGGACTCGACCAGCTGCTGGCCTCGCTGAGTTCATCGGCGGTCTTCATGGCCTCCGACAAGGACCAGTTCGGGTCATACTGCTGGGGGTTCACCAACGGGATCTTCGCCACCCTGGAATGCCTGAACATCGACCAGGGAGTGGTCAGCCCCAAGGTCCTGACCGGCTCCGAGGAAGAGGTGGACAAGAAGTGCTACGCCGGGGCGGCGAGCCTGTTGGACTCGTTCAGGGAGACGTTCGAGAAGATGGCCATTCTCGAGGAGACCCAGCCCGGGATCGTCGAGAAGAAAGCAGCCTTTTTGGAAAACGTCAAGAAGCGGTACAACCAATTCCTGAAGGATACCGTCAAGGAGAACTGATAAGTGATTGATTACGTTGACTTTCGTGGGATGTGCGACAGGGTGGCCAGGGTCACGGGGAGGATCGACGAGGAGGGCCGGAAGATCTACTACGAGGCCCTCAAGGACATCAAGAGAGACACGGTCTTCCGGGCCATGAAACGGGTGGCCAAGGAGCACGGGTACTACAAGTTCCCAACCCTGGCCGAGATCATGGACGCGGTCAAGGACTGCCAGTCCGAGACCAAGCTCCAGGCGCCGGCCTACTGCGCGGAGTGTAATTCGACCGGGATCATCATCGCCGAGGTCAAGGGGTACAACACGGCCTACAGGTGCGCGTGCGAGAACGGGAAGCGGATCTCGAAGCGGATCCGGGCATTCTCCGACGTGGCCCACCTGTTCAAGGGCCCGGACGAGCCGGAGAGGATGCACCTCGTGTCCCTGCCGGACCTGGAGTCCATGGCCCCCGGAGATTCGTTCCCGGACGGGGTCGTCGTGGGGAAGATGTGCGGGACCTGCTGGAAGCCGTTCCGCTTCGAACACCGGAGACCGATGACGGTCAAGGCCCTGCGGGAGTTCCACCTGACCCGGGAGTCCCTGTGCGAACCCTGCTACGTGGAGATCGGAAAATCGAAAGGAGTTTATACTTGAGCGATCCTAAAAAAACGGTAGGCAAGATCCGGAGGCAGCGCGTCGTCGTGCTCCTCGAAGACGGCCGGGAATTCATTCATGGCGTCTGCGACATGGCCCTCCCGACACCGGACGGGAAGTTCTTTCTTGTCAGGGACTTGTCTTTTGGCGAGGGCCGGGACGCGGCCGTCGACGTGTTCCACAACGCCGACTCTGTCCGGAGGGTCATGATCACTTCGAAGCGGTACGACGTCCTGGCCGACGGAACCCGGATCGAAGAAGCCCTTGACACGGAACTGCCGGTAGGAGTACTTATTCCTGTGGACAGAGACCCATCGAAGGAGAAACCATGACGATCAAGAACTATCGGACCCTGTCGGCCGAGGACTTCATGTCGAAGCTCGCGCCGCACACGGGGATGATGAACGACCAGCTCATCAGGGACATGCGCGACTTCGTTTCCGAGGACAGGGACTTCATCATGATCTTCCGGGACGTGGAGTTCAAGGTGCTCCTGCCGGACGTCATCGCCTACCTGGCCAGGGTCAAGAATGACCTGGACGAGCTGGGCGTCTTCCCCGCGGAACAGGAAGACATCATCCCCAAGGAGATCGAGGTCCTCAAGGGCCTCCCCCTAGGGGCTGACGTGGCGGCCAGGCACCCCAAACCCACCCCGGGGGCCCCGTCCGTGGCCAAGAAGCGGGAGATCCCGTCCGAGTTCAAGGCCCGGGCCAAAGACCTGGTGAAGAACGAGTTCCTCGAGAAGAATGACGGGGAGTAACGTGCCCCGCCCTCAGGCCTGGGATGCCGTTGAGTCCGTCCCGACGGCCCAGGAAATGGCCCTGGTCAAGCGGTTTACGGACACCGGATACGACATTTCGAAGCTCCGGGACTGCGCCCTGGAGTCCGGATACGGCGCCAGGGACGTCAACTCGGGCATCCAGAGGGCCCTCCGCAAGATCGCCAACAACCCCCGCCTCCAGCAGGCCCTCAGGAAGCAGGGCGTGACCATGTCCAGGCTGGCCAAGAAGCTGGACAGCCTCCTGGACGCCAAAAGCGCCCAGTTCCCGGGCCGGGACGACAACCTGGCCCAGGGGAAAGCCCTGGAGCTGGCCGTAAAGATCATGGACGCCCTGCCTTCGCAGAAGATTGAATTGGACAAAACAGAAACTCACGTGATCCAGCTCGCTCCAGAGACCATCGCGGCAATCCAGAGGGTCAAAGGTATACAGGTCATTGACATCGAACCAGATTCAGTCAAAGGCTATTTCGAGTAAGGTACTCCAGACCCGCGAGTGGTGGCGCCAGGAGTGCCGCGACCTGTATTTCTTTGAAACCGTCGTCCTCGGGTCGGCCTGGCCGGACAGGTTCCATGACTTCGGCGATCTCCAGAGGCGGATGTGCAACTTCCTGAACCCGAGGGTCACTTTATCAAGAAAGAAGTTCCTGTCCGCATTTCGGCTTTCTTTCAAGACCACCGTTCTTCAGGGGTTTTTTGATTACCAGTTCGTTTGGAGCATCGCTGACAATCTTCCGACAGGGATAGTGTACAATACAGCGACAAAAGAGAACGCTTCTTCGTTCCAAGAGAGCATAAGATACGACCTGACCCAAAACGACCTTCTTAAGTGGATATTCCCAGAATTGCCACAATCTGAATCTGCTTACAAAACCATGACAAAGAGCAAGATTCAGGCGGGGCACACCCGCATGGAGTTCTCCTCCCTGGACACCATCCAGGTCGGCCGGCATGCTCCGGAGATGGTCAACGACGACTTGGAGAACGACGAAAACGCCTTTTCGGACACCCTCCGGGAGGAACTTAAGCGCAAGTGGCGCTACCAGAAGGCCATTCTGACCAAGATCAGGAAGAAGGGGCTGGGCCTGGAGATCGACATCGGCACCCCCTACCACTTCCAGGGGCTGATCTGGCAGATCATGGGCATGCCCTCCTACGACAAGCTGATCGTCCCCTGCTGGGAAGAGGTTGAGGGCCGCAGGATCCTGGCCATGCCAGAGGTCTGGTCGGAGGAGGACTTCCTCGAGAAGCGGGACGAAATGGGCTCCGCCATCTTCTCCGCCCAGTTCCTTCTCCACCCCCTGCCCGAGGAGGACGCCCTCTGCTACCCCAAGTGGATCAAGTACTACAGTTCCCCGCCGGAGATATCCTGGCGGACGATGGTCGTCGACCCGGGCGGGTCGGACCCCAAGACGAAGGACGCGACCGGGATCTCCATCGTGGACACGGACGAAAACGGGGACATGTACGTCGTCTACTACCGGAAACTCTGGCTATCCCCGGATGAGCTCATGGACCTCATGGAGCAACTCCGGAAGGACTACGCCCCAGACGACATCCGGATCGAGAAGGAGAAGTACTCGATCACCATCGCCGACCAGTTCCGGCACCGGTTCCCGCTGATGAAGATCTCGTTCGTCGAGCACAAGCACCGGCAGAAGCGGCACCGGATCTGGCGCCTTCGCCAATGGCTCCAGGGCGGCCGGATCTTCATCCCGATCGACAACAAGGAGCTCGAGACCGACCTCATCCAGTACCCCCACCTGGACTACGACGACGGCCTGGACTCCCTGGCCTACCACCTCGACATCCGCCGGGTCCCTCCAAAAACCACGCAGCCGAGATTCAGCCCAAACATTGAGCCGACGTTCGACGTCGAGTTCGACAAATACATGGGCCGGCACCAGGATAAAAATTCCCGCAGAACTGAAAACGACCGCATATATTGACAAATAAAACTTGACAAGCACCACCCGTTGTGCCTATTGTAAGGAGGAAAAAGATGGACAAAAAAGCGCTTGAAGCTCTGGATGTAAAATTCCAGCTCGTCCTCGAAGAGATGTGTAACACAACCATCTCCGTCAGCGCTCTCATAAAAAAGCAGGACGCTACGAACGGACTCCTTCGGGAACTCATCGACACAAACAAGCAATTCATAAGCACTCTAACGAGCTTTCTCAAAGAAGATCACAAGGTCAAGGTCGACCGAGAGAAGAACGCGCTGGAGCAGGCCAGAGAACGCATCCCCACCCCGGGTGATCTTCGCTACTAGGAGACACGGGATTGGCCACAAAAACAGAACCAAACGGTGAAGATAAGTCAGTCTACCTGTCGGAAGAAGAACGGCCGGATCACATTGAATTCATAAAACGGCAGCGCCTCTTCCACCCCGTCGTAAAAGCGTACCATGGGAAATGGAAAGAGCTGATTGCCTGGAAAGAAGGCGACCAGTTCTCGGAGTGGAACGATCAGTCGGCCACGTTGAAGCCGGTCGAGCTGAAACTCCGGAAGAAGCGGGTCGTCATCAATCTCATGAAGCCCCTCGGGGAAGCCATCGAGGGAAAAGTGAACTTCGCCTACCAGATCGCCGGGATGCCGAACTCCGGGGAGCTGGGGGACATCGAGGCGGCCGGGGTGGCGACAAGGTTCCTCTCCCACAACGACAGGGTCAACGAAGTCGAGTCGCTGATGGAGGAGATGAAGGGCGACCTGATCGACACCGGAAACGCCTGCATGGTCTGGACCTACGAGAAGGACTACTATGCCGACCTGCTGTCGACGGAGGCCGGGAAGCCCGTCCCCCGCAGGGAGAAGGCCGGAGAGGTCGTCTGCCACGTCCCGTCGATATTCAACGTCCGCCCGGACCCGACAGCCCGGTCCAGAAAGACCATGCGGTGGTTCATCGAGTTTGCCGAAGTCGAGCGGTCCAAGATCCTCGAGGCCTTCCCGGGCGTCACGAAGGAAGAGCTCGACGGCCCGCAGGAAGACAAGGGCGGCCAGGGGAGCGAGGGGAGCCAGAAGTACAGCGGACTGAACGAGGACATCTCCGAGAAAGATCTCGACGAGAACACGGACATCCTGGCCTGGTACTGGGAAGCGAAAAGCGACAAGTACCCCAAGGGCCGTCTCATCATATCGAGCTCCAGGTGCGTTCTGCACGTAGGCCCCAACCCGGCGCTGGGAGAGATCCCGGCGTTCTTCTTCAAGTACAAAAGGGTGGCGAACAAGTTCTGGGGCACGGGCCCGTTCTATCACATCCAGGGGATCCAGCGGGAGTTCAACCGGGCCATCTCCATCATCTCCGAACACATCGAGGGGTGGAGAGCCAAGATGCTCATCCCCGAGGGATCTCTCACGCGCCAGGGCGCGATGACGATGGACTCCTTCGAACTGCTCGAATACGACCCGACCAGAGGGAAGCCGGAAGCGGCCAACATGCCGGAACTGTCTCCCCAGGTTATGGCCTGGAAGGACTTCCTGATGGCGGCCCTCAACACGGTCGCCAACGTTCACGAGGTCTCGTACTCGCAGCTCCCGAAGTATGCCAGCAGAGCGCCGGCTTCCCTCTTTTCGATGATGCTCGAACAGGAGAACCTGAAGATCGACCCGATGATCAAGCACATCAACAAGACCATCCGGGAGATGGCCACGTTCCGCCTCCAGCTCATGGATAGATACTACAAAACGGAGCGGATGGTCAAGGTCGTCGGCCTTAACAACCAGTCATCGATCGCCTACTTCAAGGGCGCGGACCTCAACGGAAACTTCGACGTCGTCCTGGAGATCGGGGTCAGCATGAAGCAGTCCCGGATCATCCAGCAGCGCCTGCTCCTCGAGCTCTACGACAAGAAGATCATCCAGGATCCGAACAAGTTCCTGAAGATGCTCGGAGACAACGCCATCGAAGAGGGCCTTCGCGAGGACATGATCGACGAAGCCCGGGCCAAGAAGGAAAACGCCGCCTTCATCAACGGGACGTGGGAAAAGAAGCGGGAAGACGGAGGGGTGTTCCTCTACGCTCACGACGACGACGCCGTCCATCTTTCCTGCCACACCGACCTGGCCAAGACCGAGGAAGCCCAGCGCTGGCCCACGGATCAGTGGAACGGACTGCAGGGCCACATCCTCGCCCACATGCAGAAGATGCAGATCGCCGCGATGGGATCCATGCAGGCGCAGGCCGCGGTCCAGGTCCCGGGAGCGCCCGGGGCAGCTCCTCCTCCGCCAGCCACGATGGCCGAGGGGGCCCAGGCACAGCCTGAAGTTGTTCAAGAAACCGCCGCCACGGCGGTATAAAATTTAACAGGAGGACCCCAGTATCATGACCGAACAGATCGAAGGCCAAGCTACAGAA